CTCCACAGAACTACAGGTTATATATATCTAATACAGCACATCCACATTCATCTGATGGGTGCTTATTGTATGTGGGTAGTAATATTGCCACGATGACAGTTGATGATTCTTTTGTAGATGTAAAAGTGAAAACAGTAGCTGGAGATACTATAACATTTTGGAGATTCCCTGTGGGTAATTATTTGCCAGTACAGGTAGTTCAATTGTTTGAAACTGGAACTGATACTGCTGCGCAGAATAATTGTATAGCAATTTGGTAATATGAAAGCATATTATAAAACTATATTATCGGACATTGTTTGGGAGCAAACAAATACATGTAATTATGAAATAGAGTATAGTTATGAAGAAAAGGGGATGGGCAAAGGTTGTTAATTTATTTTGGTACAGCGATAGCGAGCCTAATGAAGTGTTAATAGCTTTTTGCCATGTTTTCGTTCTTCCTCTTGCTCTTGTAGAGGAGTTTCATAATCCAAGTGTCTTTTTAATTTTTGGGGGTATTGCCGCAGGAGCATTCCAGTTATGGTCAGTAGTATGGAATGGTTCTTTAAAATACCGGTTGATAGCCGTTCAGATTGCAACACTTATAGCTATGATGACAGCCATAAACTTATTCATGGCTAATTTATTATATGGTAGCCGGTTGGGTTGGGTTATAATACTTTTGTTTGCAATATGGAATACTATTCGTGTATTCAAAGAAAAATTAGAAAGACATGGATGAATACATTCAAATTATAGTTACAATTATTGGAGTCCTGGGCAGTGCTTCAATATGGAAGTATATGGAGGCGCGGTTAAAGGCGCGAAGTGAAAACAAGAAGATAGACATTGAAAACAATGACGGTGTGCAATATAGAGACGATCTAAAAAACAGAGTTAGAAATCTTGAATCATTATTGGCACAGTCGAGTGATGACAAAGATGAGTTAAGGAACCAGGTTTTAACTTTAACGGCAGAGGTAAATGCATTAAGGGTAAAGGTTGAGTTTTTAGAAAAAGAAAATGAACGGCTAAAAAATAAATAGATCCGATATGAAAAAGGTATTAGAAAAATTGTTTGGCGGTGCCGCAGCTAATATGGCAGATTCAATCGGAGATTTGGTAGATCGTTTTGTAAGAACTAAAGAAGAAAAGGATGCATTTAATAAGGAGATGACGCAGATCTTTATTAATGCCGAGCAGGAGTTTCAAAAAAATGTAACGGAAAGGTGGAAGGTTGACTTGACAGATGGCAACTGGTTAACTAAATCTGTACGACCGTTGGTGCTTATTTTCCTTATATTTTGCACGGTGCTTTTAGTTTTTATTGACTCTGGATTTATAAATTTTGACGTTGATGACCAATGGAAGGATTTACTGCAAATATTGTTAGTCACGGTGGTGGCTGCATATTTTGGCGGAAGGTCTTATGAAAAGGGTCAGTCTATTAAAAAAAAGTAATACATGGCTAAGATAGCATCATATGAGATAGACGTTGATATTGTATCCAGGGATAAATGGATTGGGTCTGATTCTCAAAACAATTGGAGGACTAAGAACTTTACGGCTGGCGATGTGGCTAATTTTATAAATGTAAAGTCTCTTGAAAACCAAGTATTACGATATACTTATGTAAACTCCTATGAAGGCAGTAGGCCTTCTGGAACGCTAAGCTTTGATCCTAATGGCAGTGACTATGTAGCTTTTTCGGGCATCACTTCTTTCATGCTTAGCAAGTATGATTTATATAGTTTAAATAAAGATCTACCTACAGATATATCTGGTTTCTATTCTGACCCACTTGTTGGTTCTGATGTGTTGATTACGCAAGCTGACGATATAACTCAGTGGGCTATATATAGATGGACGGCCTCGACACAAGACGCTACAGAAACAGATTTTTATGACATCACTGTTACCTATGAAGCTGGAAGTGGCGGCTTGACTAAGGATAAAGATTATTTAGTATCTTTGCTACAGTATGATGCGGCTAATGCGGTGGGTGACAAAAATTTTGTTTACACACAAAATGTAGCATCCGATGAGTGGGTTGTAGATCATAACTTAGATAAATTTCCTTCTGTTACTGTTGTTGATTCAGGATCATCAATTGTTAATGGAGAAGTAGAATATAATGACATTAACCAAGTAACGATTAGATTTAGGTCTCCATTTACTGGTAAGGCTTTCTTCAATTAATAAATAGAAAATTATGGCAATTAAGTATTTATCTAATATTTCATTAGAGAATGGAGAACTTCAAAATTTTAAGGTTCAAAATTTAGCAGCAGACCCATCTGTAACAGGGGAAGGTCAGTTAATTTATAGAACTGATTCAAATGTTTTAAAGTATTATGATGGATCTGCTTGGCAGACATTAGCAGTATCTGGTAGTGGCGTTACAAGTTTCACCAATGCTTTTGGTACATTTATAACGGGTACCGCAAATACAAGTGCTACGGGAGCAGTTACAATGGGTACCTTAGATCTTTCGGCTACTGGATCTCCAAGTGCCACTACATTCCTTAGGGGTGATAATGTGTGGGCAACGCCTGCTGGGTCATATACTTCTTGGACATTAGCTGGCGATTCTGGTACATCTCAAGCAATTACTGATGGAAATACTGCAACTTTTGCTGGTGGAACAGCCATTTCTACCGTAGCAAGCGCCACTGATACTCTTACTATTAACTTAGATGACACTGCGGTAACCCCAGGGTCGTATACTTATGCCAGTATTACTGTAGATCAGCAAGGTAGATTGACGGCGGCAAGTTCAGGAACAACTCCTGGTACAATGTCATCATGGACATTAAGTGGAGATGGTGGAACATCTCAAACAATTAGTGATGGTGATACAGTAGATATTGCAGGAGGTACAAAGATTTCCACCACAGCATCAGCAACAGACACCCTTACCGTAAACCACGACAATACAACAAGAACTGACACTACAAGTACCGATACTTTAGGGTCAGGTGGTTCATTTACTAAGGTAGATAGTGTAACTACTGATGCTACAGGTCACATAACTGCAATCAATGTTGAGACAGTTACTATAGGTTCTTTTGATAATTATCAATCTTGGAATTTAGGAGCAGACACAGGAACACTTCAGCCAATTACAAGTGGAGACACAGCTTTTGTTGTGGGGTCTACAGGTATAGATACAAATATAAGTGCAGCCGATACAGTTAGAGTAAGTCTTGATTTAGCTGAACTAACACCTGTAACTACTATTGACCCTACCACAGATTACTTGGTGGGAACAGGTACAAATGCAAATGAAAAGATACTATACCAAAATGTACACTTAGACCAATGGGGAGATGCAGAGGCAGATGTAGACTTTGGTGGAAATAAATTATTAGATGTAGCCACAGGTACAGCAGGTACAGATGGTGTTAACTTAGCACAGGTACAGTCTTTAGTTGCAGGAGTTGGAGTATTTCAAGGAGGCTACAATGCCTCAACAAACACCCCTGCACTTACAGGAGCATCCAATGTAGCTTTAAATCAAGGAGACTTTTTTGTTGTTACCACAGGTGGGTCTTTCTTTTCAGAAACATTAGAGGTTGGAGACTTGATATTTGCAAATAGTGACATTGCTGCAAGTTCATCGCCATCCTTGTCTGATTATACGGTTGTTATTGCTGACCAAAATATTGCAGGTGCAGGTGCTACAGATGGAGCAACTGAGAAGGGGGTTGCAGGATTTGATTCTGCAAACTTTGATGTGAGTGTAAACGGTTGGGTTCAATTAGATAATACAGGAGTTACAGCAGGGAGTTATGGCGCAGCAAGTAAATCTCTTTCTGCTACCGTTACTGCAAAGGGTTTACTAACTTCATTGACAGAGCAGGATATTCAAATTGCAGCGTCGCAGGTAACTAACTTCTGTGATGAGGTAGAAACTTGTGTTGGCAGTAATATAACATTTTCAGCAAGTATAGGGGATGGGACAAACACATCATATACGGTTACTCACAATTTGGGAACGCGGGATGTGATAGTTCAGTTATATGATAATAGTTCCTACGATACTGTTCGTGCTGAGGTAGTTAGAACTACTACAGATGCAATTACGGTAACTTTTAACACAGCTCCTACAACCAACGATATAAGAGTGTTGATTACTAAGATTGCATAAATTTAATTAAATAGCCTATGGCTTCTATAAAGTTTTTACAGGATATTGATATTGATGGAGAAATTTTCATTGGAGAGCAATTTGTTTCTCGTATTAATATGATTTATGGGTCTGGTGCAACAGAAAATATATTTAAGCTATTTGTTGGTAGCAATAATGTAACATTAGATTTAGATCCTGACCAACAGCAAAGTAATAGTAATATCCAGTTTAGGATAGATCTTGATAGTAAGATGGTTATAGGTACTAATGATATAACCCTGAATGAAGATTTAACTGTTTCTACTGGTAATATAACATTGTCGGGTACTGGAAGAATACAAGGTATTGATACGGTTACTGCGGCTACCGATGCTGCGAGCAAGGCCTATGTTGATACTGCTGTGGGTGGAGCTGGTACGGTAACAAGTATTGGGCTGAGTATGCCTACTGCTTTTTCGGTGGCAGGATCTCCTATTACTACGTCGGGAACTTTTACTGTAACGGGTGCTGGATCAACATCGCAATATATCGACGGGACGGGGGCTTTGCAAACCTTCCCAACAATCCCGACGGTCCCTACAAATATTGTAGAAACCGTAAATGCATTTACTGGCGATGTATCAATTGTTGGAGGAAACAATATTACTGTCTCAAACAATGCAAATACAATAACTATAGCTACTGGCAGTTTTATGTCAACTTGGACTGTGACGGCAGACAGTGGTACTGCACAGGCTATTAACAATAACGACACCCTTGATATCGCAGGCACATCTGGTAGAATAGCAACAACAGTTGGAACTGGTCCAGAAGTAAGTATAGACTTAGAAACTACAGCAGTTACAGCCGGTAGTTATACCTCTGCCGATATTACCGTTGATGCCTATGGTAGAATTACGGCAGCAGCCGATGGCGATGAAGTGGCAGAGTCTGTACATATCCCTGTAAAAAATACATCAGGTGCTACAATAACAAAGGGTACTCCCGTATATATTACTGGTAATGTAGGATCAAGTGATAGGCTACAGGTTGAAGAAGCTGATGCTTCTGATGCAGCGAAAATGCCTGCTGTTGGTCTTCTGCTAACAGATCTGGCAAACAACGGAGAGGGCTTTGTTGTTCAAGGTGGATACCTTACAAATATTACAACTGATACAATAGATGGCACATCGACGTCATCTAACGATACTGTTTATGTAAAAGCAGGTGGTGGATTGACCATGACTAAGCCTACAGGATCAACGAATTATATTCAGAATATAGCAAAGGTCGCAAGGGTAGGTTCAGCCAGTAGTGGTTCATTGGTTGTTTCATCAATATTAAGAACAAACGACATACCTAATTTAGCTGATGGTCAAGTATGGGTAGGATCAACAACTTACCCAGTAAGCACCGGTTTTAATTTGCAAGAGGTTACTGATGGGGGTAATACGACTACTAATTCGATAGGCATTGGGACTACGAGTCCTGTAGGGAAGTTAAATATACAAAGTTCAGCAGCAAGTACTTATTTGTTAAATTTAGATTATGCTGATGGAACAGATGGGGGTGGTTTTTATGAGTCAACTGCTACAGATTTAAGTTTATTTTTAAAAAATAGTAGTGGAACAAATACTGTGACAATTGCTTCAGATGGAGATTCTTATTTTAACGGAGGTTCACTTGGCATCGGGACCTCGAGTCCGAGCGAGAAGCTTCATGTTGATGGAGGGAATGTATCTGTAACAAGTACAGGTAATGCTTCTTTATATTTAGAACGAGCGGCGGGTGCTGCATTAGAATTAAGATCTCAAAGTAATTTAGGTACTTTAAGCACTACCAATAATTTCCCTTTACATTTTGGAACAAATGGGGGAACAAGAATGGCTATTTTAACAAATGGCAATATTGGCATTAATACAACGAGTCCGAGTGCAAGGACTCACATAGTCGGCTCGGGAACTACCTCTGGTACTACCGCTTTACTTGTTGAGAATAGTTCGGGGACAGATGGATTAGTTGTAAAAGACAATGCAGATGTTACAGTTGGAAATGCATTGTTTGTAGGTGGTGGGAAGATTTACTCTAACTACCCTGATAATTTACAACCAATAATAGATAACTCAGCATCAGGAGATTCACTTATAATTGGTGATACAGCCTTATCTGATTCCGTAACACAGATAGATTTTAATACGTTTGGTGCTTTACAGCTACGAATAGAAGATGGTGAAAGTATATTTAGTTCTTCAATAACGGCAAACGGAGGAATCTTAGTTAATACCAATCAAGACTTAACGCTAAGTACCAGTTCGGAACTTATATTGAGAGATAATACTAAGATAGTTTATGATACCAATATAACTACAAATTCTCAGATGAATGGAACGATTATCAAATCAGTTTCGTCATCTACCGTTCAAGGAGTACTTTATGCACTAACAGCAAATGCACCAGCTTGGGAGGCAGCGGATGCAAATGCCAGTAATGCTACGAATTTGTTAGCTATAGCTACAAGTACAAATGCAAACTTGGGTATGCTCCTTAATGGTGTGTTTAGAGATTCTTCTCATGGTTTTACGGTGGGTTCTCCTTTATATGTTTCTACTACATCAGGGGTACTTACCCAAACTGCACCTTCGGGTACGGGTGATTATGTTAGGGTAGTAGGTTATGCTATAGACGCAAACCATATTTACTTCAACCCTGATAATACTTGGGTTCAAATATCTTAATACTATGTCTTTTGTTTCTAAGGAACTTATTTTTACTGATAAGGAGATATACTTCTTAGGAAACGATGGATTTAAATATCATGTGATGATGGACTGGGAGCGGTCTATTATGAAACACCATGCTAATTATGTGTGTAGTAATGGCGGTGATATTTTAGAGATCGGTTTTGGAATGGGCATATCCGCTGATTATATTCAAGCAAATAATCCCAAGTCCCATACCATAGTAGAATGTCATCCACAAGTGATACCCAGAGCATTAGATTGGGCTGAGGGTAAAGACAATGTAACTATTATTGAAGGGGACTGGTATGATAAATGGTCAGAATTATCTACCTACGATGGAATATTTTATGACGCTTACGGGGATGATAACATGTATGGATTGCAACATATCATCCCATCTCTAATAAAAAAAGGCGGTATATTCACATGGTGGAATATAAACAAGGAACAAAGTTCTAAGGGATTTATAGATTTTGATAATATTGAGTGGCATTGCATAGAGATTGAGTCAGATAAAAATGATTATTTTAATAATGATGTTTACTATATGCCCATGAAACAATTTTAGTTATGGCTACTATTACAATAGAAAATGATTACGGTGGTAGGATTATTAAGTCTGTAAGTGCTGGATCAGTGAATTGGCTAACTGATGTTAGAAATGCTACTACGGGGAGTAGCGTAAATAACTATACAACTAACACCTCTATAGGTGAAGCTATAAGAGTTCAATATACGGCAAGTAGAGGGGGATCGTCAGGTGCTTGTAATAGATTCTTTTTGTTTTTTGACACTTCTACCGTTGATGGCACGATAACAGCTTGTGATTTAAAAGTTTTGGGATACCTAAACTCAGGGGCAAATGTGATACCTGTGGAGTCTACGGCCTATGGGGGTAATGGTTCGTCTACTACTTTAGGTTTGAGTGATTATGATAATCTCGATTTTTCTACAGCTTACGCAAGTGCGACTTCTTCATGGACTACCACAGGGTATAACACCTTTTCACTAAATGCCACAGCTATTTCCGCTATGAATACTAACTCATATTTGAATGTAGCATTGATAGATGAGGAGTATGATTATAGTGGTTCAAGTCCTACAACCGGTACTAATTACTCTTCGGGTATAGAGATATTCGATACTACAAGCCCCATTGTTTTGGACATAACCTACACACCCAGTGGATATGGAAACTCAGTTATTGGAGTTAGTTCATCAAACATAGGTAAGGTTTTTTCGGTTGACAGTTCTAATATTAACAAGGTAATCGGAGTATAATAATTTTATGTATCTTTGTAAATAACTAATTAAATTTAATTCTATTATGAGCGGAAAAAAGTTAAAACTCACGCAAAAAGAACTACAAGAAGTTCAATCATTAAATCAGCAGTTTGTCGAAACTAAAGTAAAGCTTGCTGATATTGTTTACAATGAAAAGGTTTTGATTGATCAACTTGATAAATTAAAGGAACAGTTTTCAACTGTTGAGCAAAAGCTAACAAAAAAATATGGGACTAATGCTACCATTGATTTAAAAGATGGTACGGTTACTCCAGCAGAAAAACCCGAAAAAGAATAACAATGGCGAGAATAAGTAATCAGACGGCATATCCACAAATAGCAATCTTAGATACGGATGACTTTTTGATTTTAACAGACAAAGAGAATGCTAACATGACTAAGACTGTCACTGTTGGACAGCTTCAGACAAAATTTGGAATTGATACTTTGTCTTACACAAGAACGATAAGTCAATCACAATTGCTTGCATTTAATGCAGGAGGCACCTTAGAGCTTATTGCAGCTCCAGGTGCCAATAAAGTTATTGTGCCATTATCTATAAGTACATTTTTAGATCATGGTGGTACTGATTACAATTTCAATACAGCGCCAGTTTTTAACATAGGAACAAATGCGGTAGTATCACTTTTTACAACTTCATTAAACGGAACTGCTGATAACTACTACAATTACACTCCTGGATCTCCACTTCTTACAGATGCAAATTTGCCTTTGAATTTAATTGCAGATCCTGCGGTGACTGTTACCCAGGGAGATGGCGCTCTAAAGCTTAACATATTCTACAGGGTTGTAGACTTTACTTAAATGGACATAAGAAAAATATCTATTGGTGGCGATTACAAGTCAGGAGCTATGCATTACTTAGTAGGGCAGGAAGTTCTTGGAGGTAGCCATAAGATTCATTTGATTCAATATGATTCGAAGTCGACTTCTTTTAAGATATGGATAGAGTCCAAAGGTGAGGTGCTACTATGGAAAGAGTTTAAAAAAACAATGCCAGTCTCTGTAGAGTACAATATCTACTTTTAATGCAATCTCCATATAGCTTTTTAGTAAAACCACATAAAGAAAGAAGGTACGATAATATAAAAAAGTATGGTGAAAAGGAGCTTATTATAAGCGTTTCTGAGGAAGACCATACTGTATCTAATCGTTTGGCTGAGGTTATCAACCTGCCTATGAACTATACAGGTAATGTACAGGTAGGTGATACATTATTGGTACATCACAATGTATTTAAATATTATAATGACATCTACGGCAGGCAGAAAAGTGGTAGAAGTTGGATAAAGGATGGCCTTTTCTTGGTGGATCCTGATCAATTTTTTCTTTTTAAAAGAGGGGGTCACTGGCAAGCCTATGATAAATATTGTTTTGTTAGGCCCATTCCAAAGAAAGAATCCTATATAGAAGGTAGTGGTGTTAAGTATGAGCCTCTGCAAGGAGAGCTTGTATATGTAAATGAAGAACTTCTTAGCATGGGATTATCTTCGGGAGATCATATCTGCTTTACTCCCAACAGTGAATATCCATATGAAGTAGAAGGCGAGACACTGTACAGGATGTTTACCAATAACATAACTGTTAGATTATGATTTATATCTTAGACGATTTTTTTGATAAAAACTTTTTAGAAGTTATACAGGAATATTTATCTCAGCCTTTTACAAAAACAAGGTCTGGCGATAAAGACTTTTATGTTATACCTTCTGAAGATAGTTTTGATGAATATGTTTTAGAGCGATTGTCTAAGATTGAGAGAAAGCCTTTGAAAAATATTCTTAGCTTTTTTAGACAGGCTACTCATGAGTTAGATGTTGACTGGAGGATTCATTGCGATCTAAGTATAAAAGGTGAGAGGCCTGACCGAGCAATAGTTATATATTTATCAACACGCGAAAGGGAGGATCTTCACGGGACTGCATTATGGGAGCATGCTATATATGGAAGAGAGTTGCCTTCAGAGGTTACAGATGATGACTTTGATGAAATATTGCAAAAAGATTCTGAAGACCTGGACTTTTGGCGGCTATCTACTGTTATAGGTTTTGAGGAGAATAGATTAATATCTTATCCATCAAGTTATTTTCATAGTAAATACCCTAATATAGCCTGGAAGAATGGACGAAAAGTATTTGTGATGTTTTACAAATTTGCATAATGGATACAAAAGAACTTAAATTACAGATAATAAAAGCTGGCGAGCGTGCTGTTAAGCACCTCATTGAAGTGGCCAATGAAAAGATTATTAAGCCTGATCCTGAAGATGAGTTAGCGGCAGATAGGCTGAAGAATGCTGCGGCAACAAAAAAGCTGGCTATCTTTGATGCTTTTGAAATACTCAAAAAAATTGAAGAAGAGGAAGATAAAATAAATGGAATAGATAAACCGAAAACAAATATACCAAAAGGTTTTGCAGAAAGAAGATCAAAATAATCTATATCAAATATGTAAGGATATTATTCCTAAGGCTGTTCTTAATCGAAAGAATAAGGCACGCACGTGGCAATATGGGTACAATCCCAAGTATGATATTGTTATTATATCTAAGTCAGGGCAGATAGGAGAGATTTATAATATTAATGGGTTAAAGGTAGCATTGCCTTTACCAGAAAATACTTACTCAAGAAGCAAAGTAAAAAAGGATCAATACTGGGAACCTTTTGACTATCCGAAAGAACTAAAACGAATATCTACCATCTTTCAATGGCATAGTGCGCCATCTAATTTTAAGCAATCATGGGTTGATTATATAGAGGAGGAATTTAATCGTAGAGAAAAGGGCTTCTGGTTTATGAACAATGGCGTGCCAACATACATGACTGGCACCCATTATATGTATTTACAGTGGACCAAGATTGATGTAGGCCATCCTGACTTTAGAGAGGCTAATCGCATTTTCTATATTTACTGGGAGGCCTGTAGGGCGGATAAGAGATCCTTTGGCATGATCTATCTTAAGATTAGGCGTTCAGGATTTTCATTCATGAGTTCATGCGAAGCAGTAAATACAGCTACCTTGGCCAAGAACTCTCGGGTGGGGGTTTTGTCTAAGACGGGATCGGATGCAAAAAAAATGTTCACCGACAAGATAGTACCAATATCATCTAACTACCCTTTCTTCTTCAAGCCTATACAAGATGGTATGGATAAGCCAAAGACAGAGCTTGCCTACCGAGTTCCTGCTTCTAAGATTACCAAGAAGAATATGTTTGATATGGAGGAAGAGACACTGGAGGGATTGGATACTACTATCGACTGGAAGAACACTTCTGATAACAGTTATGATGGTGAGAAGCTTTTGTTGTTGGTACATGATGAGAGTGGTAAATGGGAGAAGCCTGAGAATATTCTAAACAACTGGCGCGTTACTAAGACCTGCCTACGTTTAGGTAGCAAAGTTATTGGCAAGTGTTTGATGGGGTCTACATCAAATGCATTGGATAAGGGTGGTAGAAACTTCAAGCAGCTTTTTAT